CTTGCCAAGGAGCTTTCAGAGGCCGAAGGCAAGGAAGTCCGACCGCAGATCGTCTACGGCTACATTCGCAACGGTGGACTCCAGGCCTACTCGAAGGGCGGAGAGGGTCGCTACATCATCCGTTCCGAGTTCGAGGCCTGGGTGCAGGAGAAGGCCCAGAAGAAGGCTGAGCGCGAGGCCAAGGCTGCGGAGAAGGCAGCCAAGGCTGCGGAGAAGGCAGCCAAGGGCGAGGCCGCAGGTGCCGAAGAGGGTACCGAAGAGTACGCCGGCTAACATCCGATCGACAACATCGCGAGCAGGGGGCTTCGGCTCCCTGCCTCGCTTTGAGGACTGAACGATAGCCGCTACGAACGGTAAGGGCCGATCACCCGCCGTTCAGTCCTCAAAGGGAGGCCGGTTGAGCGGACTTCCGAAAGGCAAAAGACCAACAGGTCTCGGCCCTTCTAGGGGAAGTTGCCGAGATCGGTCAGCCGAGTAGGTCGAGACAGGGTACCCGAGGGTGGTTTCGGACAGCCGGTCTCCCACTACTTGAGGGCGGAGGGTTAGATGGCAGAAACAACGGCGGCAGCACTTGCATTCTCTGCAGCACTTGCCGAGGCGATCAAGCTAGGCAATTCGCTTCAGCAGAACCCAGAACTAGCGGACGCATACGACGATGAGGCGATCGAAGTTGTCCAGAAAGGCAACGAGATCCACGTCGACATCGCCAACGGAGAACGTCAGTTCATCGTCACGGTTACAGAAGCTGTTCCGTAATGTGGTGGATTCCGTTTGCTGTCGTTGGTGGGTTCATTGTCCTGATCTGGATAGTTGGACTCATCAACGGCAGCTGGGGTCCACGCAGTCGTCGGTGAGGACGGATTAGTACTGCCGGCTCGAGTAACGGTGTGGAACGACGTCCTCACCGGCACAACTTCATAGTGGCAACCTCTTGTTGGGCGAACGAAGATGTCCTGGGTGGAAGCGCGGGCAGCATCGTACGATATGCGTGCGCTCTGCGAGCCGTCTCAGCCATGTAGTGCACGTTGTCCGAGGGTAGCCGTTCCATAACGGGACGGTCCGAAGCGACGGAGACCTAGCAGCGCCGCTCTTGCCGGGATCAGGGACGCCTGCTAACGCCGTGAGGCCCCGGAATGACGAATAGGCCATTCGTCAGGACTCGATGTGACAGCGGCCGGGGAACAGTGGGGTCCCCGGATCTTCGTTCCCCTAGCTGGGGGCTGCCGCCTCCTAGAGAAGGGCCCCTCCTCCCCGAGGGCCCTTCTCTTTTGTTCCACAAAGACAACAGTTGCGATTTCCTAGAGGTTCCTATATAATCAAGGTAACAAAGAGTACAATATTGTCTAGGAGGACAGATGGATACGGCCCCTACCGATTCAAAGGCGCCTCCTGCAATCTGGCTCCATGTCCAGAAGGTGTACGACGCGATGGAGAGGACATCTACGACTCGAGTTCCCGAACTAGATGACGAAGACCCAGAGTTCGTTCGGGAGCAGGTCTACGAAGGCTTCACCTCGCATCTGTTCCAGGAACTCGGCATCGCTGTCCCTAACTACGGACCGGTGCTAGACCTTCTTCGTGAGATGGGGTGCATCACACAGGAGCGGAGAGGTGGAGGACCGTCACCCAGCGTGTGGAGGCTGTGGAAGAAACCTACCCTCGCTGACTTCGAACTTGCACACAAGACGATGCCTCAGGCACAGGTCAAGGTACGTAAGGAGCAGCACGAGGAGCAACGTATCCTTGACCTCACGAAGCAGCTCGGGGGCGTTGATGTGCCTAGAGCCCTTACGGATATCGTCAATCGTCTCCGCGTCCTAGAAGGCGAGTTCGCGGACCATAAGGAGAACCTGCATGCCCACACAGAGCCCCTCACCGACTGATACGTGGCACGAGTTTGTGCTCACGAAGATAGACCAGGGCAATGGCGTCTTCGCTCTGATCGATGAACTCCGTACAAGGTGGGATGCCACTACCGACAAGACGATCAAGGTCTGGGCTGTCAAGTCGGATACTGATGAGATGGGGTTCTACTACGTAATCGACTTCGGTAACGGGAAGCGGGTGTGTGCCTGTGACGGTTTCAGGTACGCTGACCACTGCAAGCACACGGGCAGAGTTCCAGAAAAGTGAGAGGAGGTGACAACATGAGGTTCGACGAGGTTCCGCTCGACGAGATTCCTAACATGAAGGAGGCTCACCGAGGTAGGGTGTCATACCCGATCCTCAAGTCCTTCTTGGAGACTGGGTACGTATGTGCCAAGCTCGATAGGACTGGAATGCAACAGTCGCTCCAGTCTCTGACGTCTTCACTTACGGCCTACATCAGGAATCACGACCTTCCTCTGAAGATGTTCATGCGAAAGGGGGAGATCTACCTGATGCGTCTCGATCTGAATCCTGATGGGACAGAGAACCCAGACTGGCAAGACGAGATGCGTCAGGCTCGTGAGGACCGAGACGTACGAGACATCAACCCAGAAGAGGTTGCGAGGCGCTTCACCGAGGAGAAGGACAAGGTTACCAAGTGAGAGTCCTAGTGGTTTGTGCTCAGAGGTACAACGGACACGAACTTTGGACCGCTTTAGGTGTTATGCAAGAGCATGGTCTGGAGTTCGATGTTGTCTCAACCAAGTATCTCATCGAGGACGAAATCACTTTCCAAGCGAACAAGATCCAATATACACTTGATGACATCGATCCCGAGAAGGTGAGGCAGTACGACGGACTGATGTTCGTATCAGGGAACATGAAGGACACCGAACTGTACTGGAAGCACCCGACGACACAACAGTACGTTCAAGAGGCCTTCGAAGCAGACATTCCTATCGCAGCAATCTGCTGTTCCGTCCCTACCATTAGGTCTGCAGCCGAAGGGAAGCGAGTCTCGTTCTTCCCACTTGTTCGATCTAGGACTCTTCTTACGGAGGCAGGAGCGATACCGCAGTCAGTGTCAATCACCGTCGATGGCAAGCTCGTGACAGCCGAACATCAGATGTCATCACAACGATGGGCCGAGTTCTTCTGTCGAGTGCTAGACGGAGAAGACGTCGACACGCAGCTTGTTGACTCAGGATTTGTTCCTGCGGGGAGGGCGCGTAGGCGTCTACCACCTGAGGTCGAACTCATGAAGCGAAAGGCCAATCTGGAATGAGGATCAACTTCTCGAACGTCAAAGACAGTCCCGTCATCAATGGTCCTCCGCGTTGGAAGATCAACTCTACCTACGACATGTTCAACCAGAACCACTACTGGCATGGCGAGGCGGGTTGGTATGCGATCTCCCAGATGCAGGACCACCACAGGCTCAACGTCTGTCGGTTCCTACAGGCTCGAGCTGGGGAGATCCAGATGATGTACATCTTCTCGATGCCCGATCCTGGTAACTTCCTACGAGGCGAACATGCCCTTGAAGAAGCCTACCGTCTGACAGAGCTCGAAGGCGAAGAGACGATGGCCATGAAGCCTCGTGAGTGGCTTCACCAGACTCCCCTGTTCCGTCGCATGAGCCTGGGGATACCACTTTGATACAGACCGAAACAGATCTTGTCACACTCTATCCGTATCAGCAAGAGGCAGTCGAGCGGATGATTGCCTCCGATTCCTTCTTGCTTGCGGACGAGATGGGACTGGGAAAGACCGTCAGTAGCCTGTGGGAGATTCGGGAACGAGGTCGCACGCAAGGCGTCGACACCGTTCTTGTTGTCTGTCCCAAGTCAGTCATCTCGGTCTGGCAAGACCACATCGCCTGGCTTCTTCCGAAGGCACAGGTCTACGCCTCCGCACAGGAAATGCTACGTAGTCCTGCCGAGGGTCACATCAAGTTCGTGGTGACGAACTACGAGCAAGTCCGAATAAACAATGGTGCGTACATGAAGATGTGGTGGGACTACATCATTGCTGACGAGGCACACTACCTGAAGAACCGTAAGGCCTTGAGGACACGGGCCACGAAGCGGTTGCGTGCTAAGTACAAGCGTGCCCTTTCGGGAACACCGATGGTGAATAGGCCAGACGAACTCTGGAGTATCTTGAACTGGCTCTACCCATCTAAGTTCAAGTCCTACTGGAGGTACTTCGAGTACTTCGTTAGGTATGTTCAACTCGTTGGGCCTCACGGATCGTACAAGAAGATTGTCGGTCCGAAGAACACTAGTGAACTGAAGGAGATCCTGGAACCGTTCATGCTGAGGAGGTTGAAGCGGGATGTCCTCAAGGAGTTACCGGAGAAGTACTACACTCACCTCAAGGTCCAGATGTCTCCGCAGCAGAGACGCGCTTACGAGGAGATGCGGAAAGAGTCCCTCGCCTGGGTGGGAGATCATGAAGACGAACCAGTACCTGCACCAATGGTTGTCGCCCGCCTCACAAGACTTCGTCAATTCGCTGCGGCGTATGCATTTCGAGATGACGAGGGTAACATGCGGATGGCAGAACCATCCTGCAAGCTCAACGCTCTTATGGAGCTTCTGGAGGACACTGAAGAGCCCATCGTAGTGTACAGTCAGTTCAAGCAGATGATCAAGATGGCGGAGGTGCGACTTGCAAAAGCCAAGATCCCATACGTATCGCTTACCGGGGACACTCCTAACACGGAACGAGGTCCTCTGGTCGAAACCTTTCAGAGTGGGAAGGCACGAGTTTTCCTGGGGACGACTAAGGCCGGCGGCGTGGGAATCACCCTCCACAGGGCCTCGACGGTCGTCTTTTTGGATAGGTCATGGTCTCCGGCTGATAACCTCCAGGCAGAAGACAGACTTCATCGTATTGGTCAAAAGAACGCCGTCCAAGTCATCATCATCCAAAGCGACGCACAAGTCGACCAGGACGTAGAGAAGAAGCTAGACCTGAAGTGGTCTTGGATTCGAACCATCCTAGGAGGCTAGATGGACGAGGAGCGTGTGAAAGAGATTCGGTTCAAGGCGTCTAGCTACTCATGGAAACACGGCGGCAGTGATCTCGTAAGGTACATCTTCGAACTCCTAGACGAACGAACCGAACTCCATAAGGAGAACGAGAGGCTGCGGGGTGAACACAGAGAGGCCCTGCAACGGATGGACTCTTGGCGTATGGAGGCCGAGGCCGAGAAAGAGTGGCGTGGCCGTCTCCAGGAGGAGAACGAGGGGCTGCGGAAGGAACTGAATCGCATCACGCGTGTCCCGTCTCCGCACGTAACGGTCTACACGACCCGCATCGCTGAGTTGGAGGACGAGGACGAGAGGCTGCGGGAGGATCTGCTGCTGTCGCAGCAGATTCTTCTCGGCGTGGTGGGGCGACTGCCGGAGTCGAACGTGGAGGGCACGTGGCAGTACGAAGCGCAGCAGGCGGCGTTGGACATGACTGACCGGATCGAAGCTCACAACGTCAACGCCCTCAAGCGCATCGAGGAGGCTAGATGAACGATATCGAGAAGGAAGTGGAACGTCTACAGGCTGTGATCAAAGCTGAGTACGAACGTAATCAGACGCTTGAGGGAACAGTTCTTACCCTGAGGAAGGCTGCAAGTGATGAGGCCTACTTCCGTGCTGAGGCTGAACTGAAGCTACGCCGCATCGAGCAGGCTGTGCGGAAGCATGTGGGCAAGTGTTTGGACCCTGACGCCATGTGGCTAGAGAACGCACTAGGCGATCCGGTTCCGTTGGTTGATCCAGACGAGGGAGACGCGTACTAATGGCAGGAGTTATTGAACACGAACGCCCTCCAAGGTGTTCAGCTTCAGGAGCAGACGTGGACCCGATGACTGTCTCAGTTACAAAGACTAGGGGCTATTGGGCCAACTGTCCTGAGTGCGGAAAGACTCTCTGGCTGAACAAGCAGGCCGCGCCCGACGGAGTCTCTTTGGACTTCACCTTCCCTGAGCACATTGGCAGACAGGGAACTTGAGTTTGCCAATGGGATGCTATAGAATAGTAAGAGACAGGGAAGGAGGTCGCCTTTGGAGCTCTTCTCACAAATACGTCGAGACGAACTACTCGACAAAGCCATCGGGTTCGGTAGGTTACCTGTTAGGGAAATGGCCGACTTATTGAACATAGCGCCCCAGCTGCTCTACTACAGAATTCGAACGAAGAAGCTCACCAAGCGGGTCTGTAACTGCTGCGGAACGGAGGGATTCATCGACCTGAAGGAGGCATGTGGAGCGTTTCCAGCCCTTGCTGAAGCGGTACAGGAGGAGAAGGAAGCACTCGGCCTCGACATGGACCCCGAAGAGACACAATGACCAACTACTCACGGACACGGGGATGCTTTGCCGTGAGTGCGGGAAGTGGAGGAGGTGGTCGGACCTTGAGATAGAGTTCGAAGTATACGGGCTAGGCTTCAAGCGCATCTGGTGGTGCGCGTTCTGCGGCAACATGCTGCGAGAAGACATGGTACCATGAGCAAGGAGGAAGCATGAAGAGGTTGGCAACAGTACTAGCTATCGCCGGTGCGATGGTGATTCTGTCCACACAAGTTGTCTCAGCTGCAGCGGAGGTGATCTTCGACTACATCCCGAGTCCCCTCCCAGGAAACGTCTCGAGCTACAGTTACGAGTCTTGGGGCGTAGCTGAGGCAGGGGATGGGATCGAGTTCAGTACGAACGGGAACCAGTTGCTCGACAACGCGAAGGTCGTCATTAGCAGCTGGGCGTGTGAGACTGGTACGGGTTGGGCAGCTGAGAACGCGGTGACGTGTGAGACGACACCAGGTTCGACGTTCGCAGTCCCGATCACGTTGAACATCTACGACCCGAACGACGACATGTCAGTCGTTGCCTCGAGAACGCAGACGTTCAACATCCCGTTCCGTCCGAGCACGAACCCCGAGTGCCCGGCAACCGTAAACGGTCAAGGGTGGGGTCAGGACTGCTTCTTGGGCCTCGCCGACACCATCAGGTTCGACCTGACGGGTGTTACAGCACCAGACGAGATCGTATACGGCGTGGCCTGGAACACGGCCTCGTTCGGATACGACCCGATCGGCAACGGGGTCGAATGTCAGGCGGTCCAGTACGCTGGATGCGACTCAAGCCTGCTGAACCTCGGGGTCGAGGGAACGGCTCCTGCTAACGTTGGAACGGATCTGTCGCCCAATGGAGCGTTCCAGTACTCGGTCTTCGGATCGGCGTACTGTGACGGTGGTACTGGTGGGGTTGCAGTCTTCCGTTTCGATGACGGATGCTGGGCCGGATTCAACCCGTTGGTGCAGTTCAGTAAGTTCATTGAGGAGCCTGCCGGCGGAGGAGGCGGAGGTGGAGGCGGAGGTACACCACCACCACCCTCATCTGATTGCACCATCACTGGCACACCTCAGCCAGAGGTGCTCATCGGAACGCCGGGTGATGACGTGATCTGTGCCAAGGCAGGCGATGATCTCGTCCGTGCCAAGGCAGGTAATGATCTCGTTCGAGGCGGTAGGGGAGACGATCTCCTACGCGGTGGTCGCGGTAATGACAGGTTGAACGGTGGACCTGGCTTCGATACCTGCAAGGGTGGAAAGGGCTTCGATACGTTCAGAAGCTGTGAAGCATAGGGAAGTTAGTGGGGGAGCTTCGGCTCCCCCACTACCCTAAGGAGGATAATGTCAGCAGATCTCACGCCTCGTGAACTGGAGATCCTAACTCTAGTTGCAGAAGGATCAACTCGAGCGCAGGTCGCAGAGCATCTCGATATCGCAGAGCCAACGGTGCGGACTCACATGTCTAGAATCCTCTTGAAGTTGGATGCTCACACTCAGGCGCACGCTGTCGCTCTAATGATGAGTCGGGGGCTTATCAAACCAGAGTCAGCTCGCCGAACAGTCTGGGGCATACATGTTGAAGTCTGGAGGAGAAAGGACATGAAGAAGGTGTTTGAGTTCACTCAATCTCTTTCAGGACTGTTCCCGATCGTGCTTGACTCAGACGACGCGCTACTCATCACAGGGAAGGAGTACCTCCAGTAGTGCTGTACGTGAAAGGCTTTGCAGTCTGGCACTTGCAGAAGAAAAGCACCACGATGTGGTGCGGACGAATAGTCAAGCTAACAAGGACATCATTCGATCCCCCAGTCCTAGAAGTCCTCATGTGTCAGAAGTGTCTAGCTTCGAAATGGGAGGAAGAAGATGTCCACAGAAGAAGTTGAGTACAGGCTTGGAGCTAAGCCGGACCGTCCAGACCCACGTGACAAGAAGTTCGCGAGTCTCGTGGACCTGCCACGGGCAGAAATCGTTCGTGTAACTGACCGCAGGCTCTACCCGATGGTGGGTCCGGACTTCCGTATCAATCAGGGCAACGAAGGCACCTGTGTCACACACTCGAAGACCAACGTACTACTAGCCGGTCTCTCGACGCATCCTGACTATCCCGACTTCCAAACCGTGGAGCTCGCGCACCAGTTCGCACGCAAGATGTACTTCGACTGCACAGGCGATACCACGTACCAGAACGGCATGTACCCGAGAGATGCCTGCGCGAAGATGAAGGAAATGGGCCTCATCGACTCTTACTGGAAGGTCGAGTCCGTAGAGGACGTCATCACTGCACTGCTCACATTCGGACCGGTGACGATAGCGATCCCTTGGTACAGCTCGATGTTCTATGGGGACGGTCGACTCGCGAAGGCCTACGGTAATTACTGGATCAAGGTCAACCTAGAGTCCGAGCACGTCGGATATCACGACATCGCAGTCACGGGAGTCGACCTGAATCCGGATGACGGTGCTCCGGCATGGCTCCGTATCCAGAACTCGTGGGTGCCATGGGGCCTGAACAGTACTGGTCGGATGACGATCGAAAGCTTCCGCCGTCTGAACATCTACGACAACTGGACCTTCGCCGAGAAGCCCTTCTGAGGCGACCCTGTGCATAAAGGAACTCTCTGGGTCGACGAACGACTATTCTACATCACGGGCATACGTCTTGAGAAGGGTAGCCTCGTCTTCACTGCTAGAGGTCTGGGCCCTATCACTAAGACCAGAAGGCAGATCATCAATTTTTCTATTCATGCTCCTGACGGTACCTTGGTATCAGTTGGTAGGACTACTATCACATGGCCATCAGTCGATGAAGGCGAACCCTTGACTCTTGAGTTCCCAATCAAGCAGCTCTCCTCTACACCTACAGGGCCGTGGGCTGAGCCTGACACCTAGGCCTTCCCGACTCAGGAAAATCTTGGAGAACACTTGAGATTGTCCCTCGGGCTCCTATAGAATAGAACTAGTAGTACAACTACTTCCCTGTACCGCTTCCGGGTATACCTTTGCTCTATGACGTTCCAGGGGGCGACTCGTTGAAGATTTCGATCCACACGTCCGATAGGACGAACTTCAAACGATGCCGCCAACGATGGGACTTCTCATCCAACATCCGTGGCAACCTCGAGCCAAAGAAACCCGTCACGCCTCTATGGTTCGGCACCGGTATCCACGAGGCTCTCGCAGCCTACTACGACCCCACCATCGAAGTTGGAATCGAGTACTTCCAGATGGGTGAGGGCGTCAAGCGTAAGCGGGAGGAAAGAGACTCCGACTACGCAATCAACGTCTTCGAGGGGTATATCAACAGTTGGCTGACTTCTCTGGGAGAGCCTGGTGAGGACCAAATACTTTGGGCCAAAGAGAACCGTGAACTCGGTCTCGGCATGCTTGACAACTATTTCAAATGGGCAGTCAAGAACGATGACTTCGAAGTCATCTGGGTGGAGAAAGAGTACGAAGTAGGAATCCCCGGCCTGCCCGGGGTTTCTTACTCTTTCCGGTGCGATGGTCTTATCAAGACAGCACACCACACATGGCTTCTCGAACACAAGACAACTGCACAGTTCCCAGATCAGACAGAGTGGCTGATGATGGACGACCAGTGCGGTTCGTACCTCTGGGGTCTCTCTCAACTGGACCCACCCATCTCCGCCGAAGGGGTGGTATACAACGAGTTGAAGAAGAAGACACCACAGCCACTCCGTCCTCTGCTCGCAGGAGGCTTCAGTATCAATCAGTCCCAGGACACTTCTTTCGACATCGCTCTGACTACACTCCGTAGGGAGTACAAGCCGATCCCCAAGAAGTACTGGGACTTCCTTGACTTCCTCAAGTACAAGCCGGACAACTTCATCAAGCGTACTCCCGTTCGACGAAACCGTCGAGAGATCGAACTCCTAGGGGAGATGCTTCGATATGAAGTTCTTGACATGGTCAACAATCCGGCCATCTATCGTTCACCCTCCCGAGTCAACTGTTCTAGTTGTCCATTCGTCGCACCTTGTATCCTCCGCTGGGAAGGTGGCGACGTTCAATCGATCCTTGGCTATGAGTTCAAGAAACGAGAGTCCTACTACGGGAGTACTTATTCAGATAAAGTGAAGGAGTCGTAGTGAGTGATCCTCAACCAAGCGGCGAACAGGTAAACGAGCACAGCGTAGTCCCGGACACGCCTGTGTCTCTAGGCATCACAGAGCAAGAGGCCTCCGAGGCAAAGCGTATCATCGCAGGCCTTCCGGTCACTGCTGTTGCACAGCGTAGTGACTTCGCCAAGATGCTCATCTATGGCGTCCCAGGAGTTGGAAAGACAATGCTCGCGGGTTCGTCAGATGAGGTCGAACGGATGCGTCCAGTCCTGTTCATTGACATCGAAGGCGGGACCAAGACGATCCGAGACAAGTACCCCGATGTCGAAGTCCTCCGAGTCAAGGACGAGTTCGATGCTAAGGGCCGATTGATGAAGACATCTTGGGAAAGACTTCAAGATGTCTATGAGGACATTCGAAAGGGGGTGTTGCCATACAAGACATATGTCATCGACAGTCTGACAGAGGGCCAGAAGATGTCGATGTACTCCGTGATGACACGCACCGTCAAGGGTGACCCAGCACGAGACCTCGACATCCCAGCACAGCGTGACTGGGGCAAGAGTGGTGAGATGGTGCGTCGAATGGTCCGAGCCTTCCGTGACCTCGATGCGAACGTCATCTTTACAGCCCTTGAGGCCTCTGACAAGGATCAGCAGACGGGGGCAGTTACGATCACGCCGTCACTGCCTGGTAAGTTGAAGTACGAGATCTCGGCATTCCTCGACGAAGTGCTCTACATGTACACAAAGGTCGAGAAGGATGGAATCATCCGCCGCGTTCTCACACAACCGACAGGCAAGTTCATTGCCAAAGACCGATCGGGTAGGCTTCCTCAGACCATGGACGATCCGAACATGGCCGAGATCGCAGACCTGGTCCTTGACCCGAAGGAGAACTGACTTGGGTATCCCTATCCCCGGCGGTTTCGCCGATGTCGAAGATGCATTTGCTCCTCTCCCGCCTGGCACCTACGACGCGGTCGTGTTCAAAGGCGAGCTAAAGGAAGCAGGAGAGAACGCCAAGAACCCAGGCTCGCAGTACATCGCTTGGGAGTTCAACATCCTGAACGAGGGCTTCGAGAAGAGAAAGGCATGGATGAACACCTCTCTCGTCCCGAACGCCCTCCCGATGTTGAAGCGTTTCCTGATCGCAGTCGGTTACGAAGAGGAGGAGCTCAACGCGACCGACTTCGAGATCGACATCGACGAGGTCCTCAGTCGCAATGCTCGACTTGTTGTCGTCGAGAGCGTCAATCCCAACACGGACGAGAAGACTCACTCCGTGAAGAGGATCCTACCGGCTGGCGCAGTCGCGTCCGAACTGCCGTAGGGAAGACGTAAGAGCGGTATCCGGGCTCGCAGCCTCTCTACTGCTCTTACATGTGAGGGGGTCGGTCCCCGGCTGGCCCCCTCACAACCATTTCGGGGAGGATTGTTGGAACTCGTAGTAATCAGTCCTGAAGTGAATAGTGCTCGCAGTGCCTTCTTCAGGGCCTTGTTCGCTAATGAGACGGGATACGTCTGCTTCGCAACCCGAGTCGGTAAGAGGTTCGAGCAGACGTTCTTCAAGTACCCTGAACAACTTGGCAACATGCTCGAGTTCGTCAATCGGAACTACCATGGCCAGGATGTCTACTTCTGCCCGCAACTCCTGAGGACTCAGAAGCGAGAGAAGTCCTCAGTCAAGGTTGCTACCTGCATCTGGTCCGACCTTGATGAGTGCGACCCATCGAACGTTGAGCCTCCTCCCTCTTTTGCACTTCGTACTTCTCCAGGACGGTACCAAGGTTTCTGGCTACTAGAAGAACCTGTCAGTCCTGTTGAAGGTGAAGATGCAAGTCACCGTCTAGCACACATGTACAAGAACTTCGGTGTAGACCAAAGCGGTTGGGATCTGACTCAGCTACTGCGAGTGCCTGTAACGTACAATCAGAAGTACGCCACTGCAGCAGGGTCCCCCGTTATCGACCTTGACCCTCGTTACATTTCGGGTACCAGGTATCCCTTCTCAATATTCCAAGAGATGCCCCAGGTGCCTGGGTACGAGTGGACTGATGAACCAATGCCCAACCTCGACGGGCAAGACCCCGATGCTCTCATCGAGAAGTACAAGGACCGACTTGACATTCAAGTTCACGTTCTGTACACGAAGGAACCAATCAACGACTGGTCCGGCTCACTATGGAACTTAGAGTGCCTCCTGATCGAAGCAGGAGTACCAAAGCAAGATGTCTTCGTTATCTGCAATGCCGCCGCATGTAACAAGTTCAAACGTGAAGGGCTTGACCCCTCCTATCTGTGGAGAGATGTGTGTCGAGCCGATGCTCGCATTGGAGCTCGTCTTCAGGAGGTCACTAGGCAGCAGCCCTTGCCTGATCTCCTGACTGATTCAGAACGAGCTATCGTCAAGAGTCTTCCTGACACCTTTGTCGAAGACTACATCAACTGGGCCAAGTCGAGAGGGGATGCAGCATGGCAATATCACGAGGCTGGAGCTTTCGTGATACTGAGCCAACTGTTGTCGGGCGTCGTCAAGCTGCCGACATCTTTTGGAATAATTGTACCGAACTTGTGGTTCATGATCCTAGCCGATACCACACTCACCCGGAAATCGACTGCTATGGATATGGCAGTGGAAATGGTACTTCAGGTGGACCCGGATGCAGTACTGGCAACGGATGGTTCGCTCGAAGGCCTGATGACGGGCCTAGCTGCTAGACCTAATCGACCCGGTATCTTCTGGCGAGACGAGTTCAGTGGCCTGTTGGAGATGATCCGTAAGAAGGACTACTATGCCGGTATGATTGAGTCAATGACAAAACTATACGACGGCAAGTACCAGAAGCGGATGCTGCGCAAAGAGGTCCTAGAGATCAGGGACCCTATCCTCATCTTCTTCTGCGGAGGGATTCGTACTCGGGTCCTTGCTCTGATGGACATTGAGTACGTCTATTCCGGATTCCTTCCTCGATTCATCTTCATCGAGGCTGCTTCAAACATTGATAACTACCGACCAATTGGTCCGATGACAGAGCGCCAAGACGATACAAGACAGAAGCTAGTTCAGGACCTATCCCGACTGAGAGAGATGTACACAGCCGACGTGATCGTCAAGATAGGCGAGCAGACTGTAACCACAAAGCGACAGTGGGAAGCAGCTCTCGACGAACCAACGTGGGATCGATACAATGCCTTCGAGCAGGCAATGCTCAAGTACGGAACTGAAAGTGGCGCGCCTGAGATCTACACTCCAGTAATGGACCGGCTCTCGAAGTCAACTCTCAAGGCCTCAATGCTCCTAGCAGCTTGCCGTCAGGAGCCAGCAGGCAACGTCAAAGTCGAGATGGGAGACCTGCTCCGTGCCATCTCGTACTGTGAGCACTGGAGAGTTCATAACCTGGACGTAGCAGCAAACGTCGGGAAGACGTCGAACGAGAAGCAGTTGGATCAGATGCTGACTGCTATCACACGTGAGCCCGGTGTGCCACGCTCCAAGCTGATGCAGAACTACCACCTCACAGCCAGAGAGGCTGACTGGATCCTAGAAACACTGGACCAGAGAGGTACAATCCGAAGGACGAAAAATGGTCGCAGTGAACGGCTCTACCCGGCTCTTATCAAGGGCTAACACAGTCTGGATGGAGCAAGGTGCGTGCCAGAATAAAGATAAAGACGGCAAGATCTTCTTTCCTGATCCAGGAAACAATGCTGTCATGGCGAAGAAGATGTGCGGACGTTGTCCCGTTAGGGAGAAGTGTCTCGACTGGTCGATAGAGACCCGACAGATGTACGGAATATGGGGAGGGGTGTCAGAGAAGAAGAGACGCCAGATGATGCATCTTCGTTACGGCAGGACTCCGTACTATACAATCGTGGAGGAGGACGATGAAGACGTCAGCACTAGTCCTGCTGTCGGGGGGACTCGATAGCACGACTGCGTTCTACAAGGCACTTTGGGATAGGGACGATGTTCAGGCCATCTCGTTTGACTATGGACAACGTCACACGAAGGAGATTGAGTCAGCAAAGTACTTCACCCTGTTGCATGGCGTACCCTGGAACGTTATCGACCTTCGTACTCTAGGAGCATTGTTGAAAGGGTCCGCACTGAGTGATCCAAACGTTGTAGTCCCTCAAGGCCACTATGCCAAAGAGACAATGAAGCAGACGATCGTTCCGAATAGGAACTCAATCATGTTGAGCTGCGCTGTCGGCGTTGCTATCGGTCAAGGACTCCAAGAAGTGTGGGCAGCGATGCATGCGGGCGATCACCCTATCTACCCAGACTGTCGTCCTGAGTTCATAGACAAGCTGAACGAGCTCGTCCCAATTGCAACTGAAACTGACGTCAAGGTAGTGGCTCCCTTCATTGACTACTCCAAAGACATGATTGTCAAGCTAGGTACTGACCTCGGTGTCTCTTGGGAACACACGTGGTCTTGCTACGAAGGCGGAGAGATCCATTGTGGCAAGTGTGGCACTTGCGTCGAACGTCAAGAAGCATTCCATCTCGCAGTCGTCCAAGACCCAACCGAGTACACTGACAGCGAGTTCTGGAAGCAAGAAACGGGGGTCAGCTGATGCCCGTTGCTGGTCTCTCTCCAGTGGTAAATGAACTCAATATAAAGATCGCTGAGAACCTTACACTCCAGATCAACGGACGGGAGTACGAAGTAGGCATCACAGCTATAGACCCCTCCGACCCGTCTATGGTTCGAATCGAACTTATGGGCTGGGTGAAACGATGACCCAACTGATCGCAGTCAAGCACAACGTGGAGATGGCCCATAGGCTGTCTCAGACACCCGGGAAATGTCAACAAATTCATGGACATAGTTGGCAGGTAATCCTGAAGCTTCGGGGTCCCGTAGATGAGACGGGTAAGGTCCTCGAATTCGGTGAGGTCAAGAAGACGTTCCGAGGGTACCTCGACGCCACCTTCGACCACCGCCTGCTCCTGTGGCTACATGATCCCCTTATCAAAAACACAGGGTTCCCTGAACGCTACCCAGGAATACAAACATTCGAGACAGATCCGACGACAGAGAACTTTGCAGCACACATTCACGAGTGGGCAAACATCTTCGATCTACCACATGAGGTCGAAGTTTGGGAGACAGCGGTCAACATGGCAAGCGCAGGAGGTCCTCAGTGATTGAAGAGGAACCCGGTAAGCAGATGATCGAGAAGCCTCGCTGCGTAGTCTGTAGGCACCGCGAAGACGTACACTACGACAAGGGATGCCGTATGGTCGTAGAGAGACACCTCAACAAAGCCGACGTGCTGTGTCCGTGTCCTTACTACTCGCCGGTGAAGTCATGACTGAGTACGCCCACTCGTTTGGTGTGCTAGACGTCATCTCATCACTGAACCGTAATGACACTGCTTACGTCTTGCCTACACTGGCACACGCCCTCGAGTGGTGGAGAGTCGTTAGGACCGCCGTGAACGAGGAGCACGGCAAGGACTGTGTGACCAACACCAAGACGGCGTGCGTTCTAAGGTGCAACCACAGAGCCCTTCGTCTCTGGGTACCGTACGAGCTCGACCCGACTCAACCAATGGACTACGATCACCAGTTCCGTCGCAACTGTGACTTCGTCAGTCCATACTTCTACCCAAACGAACTAAGGGCGATGGCATAATGTACACCGTTTGGCAATCCGTCAAGGAGTCTTCTGAAGATAGTGGCCCGTTGTACGTGGTCAAGGTGCAGGTGCCTGATAATGTCTTAGCCAGGTTGACTCTGGCAGACTTTATTACGTTTCGAGATATCAAGGCACCCTGGGTACTCCTCGGCTTTACAAACCCAGACCAAGTCACATATTGGAGAGACCCTCGTGAGTGCTGTACTACGTATATCATCCAGACGAACGAAGTGGTCAAACCATCGTTGTTCGGTCAAGCTCTACCATACACTGCGGAGGCGTTATGAAGACATTCGTACTGAGACGCAATGAAGACGTCACTGGCATCTCAGGAACTGGAGATGTTGCTGAGGGTGCTGTCTTCAACAGCGGCAAGGTTGTCGTCGCTTGGGACCCGACTATGACCCTTGCGAAGGTGGTCACCGTAGTTGTCTTCGATTCAATTGAAGACGTCCAGAAATTACATGGTCACGATGGCAAGACTGAGATAGTCTGGACATGAGACTCCTAGAGTTGTACACTACAGTGCAGGGAGAGGGACCGAACGTGGGCAAGCCTACTACCTTCGTTCGGTTCGCTGGGTGCAACATGAGGTGTCCGGGGTGGCCTTGCGATACGCCTTATGCGATCTTCCCGGAGATCTGGAGGAAGGAGGCAGAGAACGTTGATCCCAAGGAACTGTTCTTGAGGGTCAAGAGTGAGTCTCCAATGCACGTCTGTATCACTGGAGGCGAGCCTCTCATTCAGAACCGAAGAGAGCTCACAGAGTTCCTTTGGTTCCTACATAGCAACCGGTACACAGTTGACATCTTTACTAATGGCAGCCGGTCACTATACGGCACTGGTCCAGATCCAGACAAAGAGAAGGTCAACTACTTGATGGACCACGTTACTTTCATCATGGACTGGAAGCTTCCTGGAAGCGGAGAGCACCAGTCCTTTTTGGCAGAACGTCTCTACAACCTAGCACAGTTGCGGCCTAAGGATGCTGTCAAGCTTGTCATCAAGGATGAAAAGGACCTCACGTACGCAGAAGACTACATCGAACGTTGGCATCACAGTTACCGACCTGAAGAACGGATCGATGCCCAGGTGTACGTTGGTGCCGCTTGGGGCGAGATGAAAGAGTCAGACCTCGTACACTGGCTGACTCAGAAAGGGTACAGCTGGGTGAAGCTGAACGTCCAGGTTCACAAGTTCATCTTCGATCCGAATGCAAGGCGTATCTGATGGACTACATCATCCGAGGTCGTCAGGGAGGTAAGACAGAGGCTCTCATACAGCTGTTCCGTCTCGACCCAGAACACTCTGTCATTGTCTGCCCCAATGAGAGAGAAGCAGAACGCATCCGATTCATTTTAGAAGAGCAGTGGCATCTATCACGAAGGATCACGCTGAACAACATCATCACAGCCGAGAGGACACAGTACCTAAGAGGGCGCAATGCAAAGGTCTATGTTGACAATCTTGACTGGTGGATTCAGTCCTTCTTCGGCAATGTCCAGGCAGTAACGATGACGGAGGAATAACGGTGGACTGGGCCTCGGCACCGGAGATGTTGAAGGATGCTAGTGCAATGGACGTTCTCAACGGTTGGCATCCTCTAGCTGACTTGCCAGCAGAACAACAGAAGAGGCTCGATGCAGCTCTTGACAAGAAGCTGACAACCAAGATCAACGGTCGTGAGAAGAAACAGGTCATCGAGTACCCATTCCTATGTGAGTACGAAGGGTGCCTCTACATCATTGAGTCAGGCCACCACAGAGGCCAGCATTACAGGAGACATAAGGAGGGGAAATATGGAGTGCGAGAACTGCGGGCATGATCAGGACGATCACAAGTGGTCTGACGAGCGAAGCGAAACTATCTGTACAGGCGATGGACTGTTTGACGACGGAAGCCCTCAATGCGACTGCGACCTGTTCGAAGAGGAAGAGGATGAAGAGGAGGATGAGGAGTGACCGACGCAGCAGTTGAGGCGGCAGTTGGACAACTCTTGAAGTCGCTCGGCTACGAAGTGGAAGACGAGCAGCACCTTACCGATACTCCACGTCGTGTAGCCGAGTCGCTAGTAGAGCTGACAACGCCCAAGGAGTTCAGCTTCACGACCTTCGAGAACAATGACATTGACCAGATGATCATCGTCAAGGACATTCCATTCTACAGTCTGTGTGCGCATCATCTGCTTCCGTTCTACGGACACGCTCACATCGGATATCTGCCGAACTCTACTCTCGCTGGACTGTCTAAGATCGCTCGGACGGTAAGGTACTTCATGCGAGGCCTCAATCTGCAGGAGGAGATGACGAACGATATCAAGAACTTCCTGGTGGAGCATCTCGAGCCAAAGGGGGTCATCGTTGTCCTTGAGGGTCATCATCTATGTATGGCGGTTAGAGGAGCCCAAACGCCTGACCACCTTACTACGACTTCTGCACTTGCTGGGGTCTTCTTCGACCCCGAAAAGGGACCTGCAGCGCGAAACGAATTCTTCAGTCTAGTCAGGGGGATGAATGGACGACGATAAGCTTTCCGACTTGGAGATCGACTACCGAGGCAGTAAGAGGCAAGAGACTGCAGGGGAGAGTCTTGTTGAGAAGCTACCAGATGCACAGGGCTACTTTCCTCCGATCATCCTGCAGACAGGTAAGTGCCCTCCAGGTCAGTACTCGGAGCAGTTCCTACAAGGCATGATCAACCGTCTCGCGGTTGGATTCCACCGCTATGGACCTGTTCATGCTCATCGAGCAGACTGGGTAACTACAGCCGAAGACCGTCTCAAGATGTACAAGGAGACAGGCAATACCAAGTGGCTGATGGACGTAGCCAACTTCATCATGTTTGCGTTCATGTTCCCGCAGCACCCGAATGCACACTTCGAAGAGACAGCGGGAGGTGATTCACCAGGCTACATCACTCCAGAAGGGCGTCGTCGAACAAGTACACCAGAGAAGCCACGTACAGCCTACGACCATGAGGGGGATTAGTGAGGGCAGCCGTAATCGCACCGATTGGACTCTTGAAGAGGTACGCAGCTAGGGCTCGGTATCATCTGTGCCTCGCTCATTTGTGTCAGTCAGATTCACCCTATATGCAGTTCTATAGGGAAGCATCTGAGCGAGGCGAGTACGTCATCCTTGCCAACTCCATCATCGAACTCGGCCAGCCGATGTCGACAGACGAGCTCCTGAGAGCACTCGATCTTGTCCACCACGCAGAGTTCGTGATGCAAGACTTCCCTCGCGATCCAGCTACAACTCACTTTTGGGCAATGAACAAGGGTGAAGAACTGAAGAAGCGATACGCCGACATGAAGCTGATGGCCGTCCCTCAGTGGGGTCAGGGTAAGGTCTTTGAAGACTGGTGGGCTAGCTTCCTGTGGCTCAGGAATCTTCCATTCATCGACACGATCGGACTGCCGAAGTTCATCCGAGGTGGGCGTGGAGTAGCAGCTCAGCGACTAGAGCAAGATCCGATGCTCCGCCTAGACAAAGAGTTCCACCTTCTCGGCACGTGGGGCAACCCTCTAGAAGTCAAGGACATGACTCGGTACAAGTGGATCCGTGGCGTCGACAGTAAGGCTCCGGTTCGCTTTGGCCAGTACGGCATTGCGTTACATCCCGCAGTTGGTCTCCTAGGTGGAAATGGTCTTCGTGATGCAGTACCAGCACTCGATTTCTACAACCCAGACGACCCAATGCCATCAATCACAGACCACAACGTCGTGACCTACCTCACCTGGGCACGCGGCAAGACAGATGCAAGGGTGCTCCCGTTCCCAAAGCCTGAAGAAGGATTCGAGACAAAGAGTAGGATCTTCAAGGGGCCGTAAATGGAGAAGGCACCTGGTGCGAAGTGCGACATTTGTCCACTCAAGGAGATGAAGCATGTTCCCGGAAGCGGACCGAACAGCGCGGCTCTTGCGGTCGTCGGAGAAGCCCCCGGTGCAGGAGAAATCGCAACAGGGGTTCCCTTCTCCGGAGTCTCCGGACAACTCCTCAACAACATCCTCAAGTACCATGGAATCAAAAGAGAGGAGACCTATGTCACAAACGTCGTTCTATGTCGCCCCCCAGAAAATAGGACACCAACGGCAAAAGAGATTGGGGCCTGTCACGATCGTCTCGTCCGAGAGCTTCGGGGTGTCGGAGCCAAGAGTGTCCTGGCGTTGGGAGCTACAGCTGCGCAGTCGCTTCTTGCCTCACGGACTGCTATTAGCAAGCTACGCACAGAACCAGACTTGGCTTCGCCGTACCTTGGAGATGGAGTTCATGTCATCCCTACATTCCACCCTGCAGCGGCACTCCGGGCACCTGACTATTTCCCTTCCATCCTCAAAGATGTCGCAAAGGTCAATGCTGTACAAGTTGTATGGGAACACACTAAATACCAAGTGGTTGAAACCGAACAAAGGGCAAGGGACTTCCTCAGCAAGCAGGTAGAGCAGGCGGCAGGTAACGGTGGAATCATAACCTTCGACGCAGAGCTTGACATCGAAGCAATCAAAGGCGCAGTCGACCTGAAGAACCCCATCTGGCTATGTGCAGGCATCTCATCAAGACCAGGAGCTGCTGTTGTTTACACCCCATCAGCTCTGACTCCAAACTTCTGGTCACAGCTGAATGACATATTCGCAAAGGACACCCGTCTTCGTTGGACGTACCAGAACGGTAAGTTCGACATTCAGCCCCTGTGGGGATCTGGTGTCACGAACGCCCGCGTTGACGAAGACACGATGCTCATGCACTACAGTACGGACGAGAGGAAAGGTACGCATGACCTTGAACAACTGGCTGTCGACATTGTCCACGCACCAGCCTACAAGACTGACACTCGGAAGTATCTTCCGCGTACCGGTGCGTCTCTTCGCTATCTGCCTCCTGATATTCTGCATCAGTATAATGCTGCTGATGCCGATGTTACTCATCGTCTTGTTGATCCTCTCAAGGTGGAGATGAAGTCGGACGGTGTCGAACGACCTTACTACGAGCTTCTGATTCCGGGTAGTGACGTGCTTGGGAGGGCTGAGTACCTTGGAACTAAGGTCGACCGAGACCGTCTGGATAGACTAGCAGACGAACTGTATGAGGAGCTGTTGCCTAGACGAAAAGAACTAGAACGATGGGTAGCGAACCCAAACTCTCCGAAGCAGATCAAGAGGATGTTCGATGACATCTATGACATCGAGACGGAGAGTACAGACAAGGAACACCTACAAGCATTGAAGGAGAAGCATCATGGAACAGAAATCGCCGAGTTCGTTGACAAACTTTTGGACTATCGTCAGCAAGCCAAGCTTCGTTCCACATACGTTGTCGGACTTGCTAGACGCTTGGTTCGAAGCCGAGTCCATACTACTTTCCTCCTACATGGTACAGAGACCGGCCGTCTTTCCTCCAGGAATCCAAATCTTCAAAACATCCCGTCTGGGTCCAGGATTCGCGACCTCTATGTCGCTGGTCCGAACAACGTACTACTCAGTGCTGACTATAGTCAAATCGAGTTTCGTCTCGCCGCCATCCTATCTGGAGATGAATGGCTTCTTGACCAGTTTAGGCAAAACCGGTCGTTTCACACGGAAGTGGCCCACCGGTTCTTCGGAGAAGATTATACGGAACTACAGTATCTCCGGGCGAAGGCAGTCAACTTTGGCATCCTATACCTTAGAGGAGCTAAGTCCCTCGCAGACGAGCACAAGTTTCCAATTGCAGAGGGCTATCGAATGATCCGAGAGTTCTACAGTCAGATGCCAAAGGTGAAGGAGTATCAGGATGATATCCACCGACAGATTCGCCATAATGGATATCTTGAATCCTACTTCGGACGTAAGCGACGCTTCTGGCTCGTTACAAGAGAGAATTGGCATATGGTATCTAAGGAGGGAGTTGCGTTTCCTACACAATCTGCAGCTTCTGATCTCAATCTCCAGGCTGCAATCCGCCTCGAACCTCTACTACGCGGCAAGGCTGCTCCGCTTATCCCAGTGCATGACTCTCTTGTCTTCGAAGTCCGACAACAGTACCTTGAAGAGGTAGCTGACACGATCAAGAAGGTCATGGAAGACACACCCGTCAGAGACATCTGTCCAACACCAATTGAAATCAAGGTTGGTCTCAAGTGGGGCTCACACCGAGGGAAGTGTCCTGACAGGGTGTGCTACCACCTGAAGGAGTACAAGGGAGGTTCGTATGTCCCAGGTTCCTAAGAGGGGCGGGATGCCTACACCTCACCCACAGGGCGTTCCTATGGTGAACCCTCAGCCGTTACAGTTCCAGACAACGATTACTGGAGCACAGTTCCCTGTCATCGAGAAGGGTGACGATGAGAACAAGTTGGTCCTGAAGGAACACGTAGTCCTCTTCCACTCTACGCCGGCGGGAACAGCAATCATGGTTTGGGATATCCCAGCTGCAGAGAAGATCGCTAAGGACGTCTACGCAGCATGCCATCGAATGAAGTCAAACATCATTCTTCCCAACAGTCAAGACGCACGTGGTATAGCAGGAAAGGCACTCGAAGAATACGTCCAAGGACTGGACGAAGAAGGTGACCCAGGTCCGATTGAAACAGTCGAGCTCATGAAGGATCCAGACGAAGATGCCTAAGGGGATCGCAGCACCAATTGGCTCTCAGACAATCGCCCAGAACGGTTACACTTGGGTCAAGACCGAGGACGGTTGGAAATACAAGCACGTCCTCATTGCCGAGGAGAAGCTCGGCAGACCTCTTGAATCAAATGAGCGAGTCACCTTCAAGGATCACGACCGGAACAATTTCACCCTCGACAACATTGTTGTCTCTACATTCGTCAAGAAGGTTCCTGCACTTAGGTCACTGAACAAGATCCGAACACGCCTAGACAAAGTAGAGGCAAAGTTCAATGAGGACATAGGGCAAATTCGAACTGCACTCGATGACCTTGAGTCAGAGATTTCTAACGAGCCTCTCGAGTGATCCTTTGCGATCTAAAGCGGTTCTAAGGAGATCTAACCTATGGAGCATCGCGCTCTCATAGGGTAGAGAGGGTAAGGTCTAAGCGAGTATATCATCGGTCTTACATAGGCCTATGAGCGAGCAAATCGCAACCAGAAGGGAGGTGAACCATGAACGTCTTCCTGATAGCGGCACTTGTAAGTGCCATCTTTGCCTTCATCACAGAGGTGTCTGACGAGAAGGAAATCCTTCTCTCTGTGGCAGGATGGCTGATCCTGACGTTGGTCTTCTATCTCGCCTCACTCCTGTTCGGCGGTGCAAGAGTTGGCCGTCAGTCGGGGACTTGATTTTGCCAAGTGGTTGCTATAGAATAGGAATATATGATGTCGACGTCCTTTCGTGAAGACGTAGCCTGGGCTGCTGGGTTCTTCGACGGAGAAGGTGGAATATACTACTACCCCGATGGTTCAGGCAGGTACACTGTGTCTGCTCGGATTGGACAGAAGGATCCTGAACTCCTATGCCGCTTTGCGTCTGTCGTAGGAGTCGGCAACATCTACGGTCCCTACGGGTCAAGTGTGTGTCACTCGTGGGTTGCAGGTAATTTTGAGGCAGTCCAGCACGTTGTAGCAACACTATGGTTCTTCCTAGGACCAACTAAGAGGGACCAAGCTGCTATGGCGTTCAAGGCCCTCAGAGGATAGAGGAGGTGAACTCCCATGGCCAAGGGAACCAAGACAAAGGGCACAAAGAAGCCGAAGCCTGTCAAGCGACCGAAGGGATACTAACATGCCACCACTAGCCACACCATCTATCAAGGCCAAGCTGGAGCGCATCGAGATGCTGTCAGCTGACCGGACTCGAATGAACAACATCCACTGGATGTGTACCAACTGCAGCTCAAGGATCTACCGTTCTGGACAGGGTGACAAGACACCTGAGGACTACCTGTACTGTCCGTTCTGCGGAGCGAGGTTCGAATGAACGCTCTTTTACTCACCGGTGGTGATGACCGAAAGATCATTTTCAACTGGGACAACGTCGTCGCCATCGTAGCACAGTCTAATCGGTACTCTTCAACAACCGCATCTACAGTTCGAGTCCGTGACGGGTCGATCTATGATGTCAAGGAGAAGGTCGAGGACATCATAGGGTTTGTCAAGAGGGAGAGCATGTGATACCGATCAAGACGAACGCTGAGATGGTAGCCGAATGGCATCGTGCCTTCAACGTTCCTATCCTTGACAAGCCGACCTTCCCTGACGAGAAGCGTATCGACCTTCGGATTGATCTCATCCAGGAAGAGGTAGGTGAACTCTTCGGTGCGATTCACAATCGGGATATCGTTGAAGTAGCAGATGCGCTCGCCGACTTGTTGTACGTCACCTACGGAATGGCACTCGAGTTCGGGATCCCGATTGACGAAGTGTTCGAAGAGGTACAGTCTTCGAACATGTCGAAGCTCGGCGAAGATGGCAAGCCCATCTACCGCAAGGACGGCAAAGTTCTCAAGGGCTCTAACTTTCGGCCACCGGAGATCGAAGGCATCTTGGCCCTGGGAAAGCTATGAACGGTTACGGCATTCCTGATTACACTCCAGAGCCAGAGTGGGGTCACTCTACTGCATGGCAGAGATGGAGATGCAAACGTAAGGGTGGACACTTCGGACCGATTCAGAGATTTGTCCTCAGAGGTAACGTCGACATGAACTCGCTCGTGTGTTCGAATCCGAAGTGCCGAGCGTACCTCGGACCACCTCCCGTTCACGTCGTAAAGGAGCCAAGTGCGCCTCCTAGCGCTTGACCCTGGTGCTACTACAGGATGGGCTCTCTTCGTCAAGGGAGCTCCTACAGAGCGTTACCGCTCTGGACAAGTGAGCCAAGACAAGGTCTGGCGCTTACTCGAAACGGCTAAGATAGCGACGACTGAAGCAGATGAACTAGATGAGGACGGATATGCCGACCTGAAGATCATCTGTGAGAGCTTTCAACATCGTCAACTTCCGAAGGTCGATCTGTCTCCGGTCGAAGTGATCGGAGTTGTCAAGGAGTGGGCTCGACAGAACAGCGTCGAGATTGTCTGGCAGACAGCGGCTCAGGGAAAGGCGTTCTGGGACAACAACCGACTAGCTGCACTTGACCTACTGAGAAAGCCTCAGACGACCTGGCGACACGCAAACGATGCAATGCGCCACATACTATGGTACCTCGGCTTCGGTAAAGGCATACGTATAGGTGAAGTCGAGAATATCATGCCAAAGAAGGGGGTGGTACCAGACCGAGACCGTCCGTAGTTGCCGTGGTCTCAAGTCGAGGCCCAACGACGAAGCGGGGGTGCGTAAATGCAACCGATCTTGCCACGTTGGCTGCTTGTAGTATTGGCAGTCTTGCTACTAGGGTTCGCATTCGTAGCAGCTGCAAGTAATGCGAGTGCAGCACCAGTGAACAAGGAGCACAAGCAGGAATGCAGCTTCAACGGAATGAACGATCAAGTCGACTGGACGAACAGAGAAGAGTTCCGAACGGGATGGTGTGTAGTTCACAAGTGGTCCATCCCAGGAGGCTTTGCAAAGCTCGACAGCGTCTTCACTTGCGAATCCGGATCAAGCTCGTGGAACAGGTGGGCATACAATCCAAACGGTCATGTTGGTCTTGGTCAGCACGATGAAGACTCATGGCCAGGCCGTGTTAGGACTTACGAGCCTCGTCGATGGGAACTCAAGCCGAGCTGGAAGAACTCAAGGACTCAAGTGGTTGTCACCGTGTTGATGGTCCGCCATCTAGGTTGGGGACCCTGGAGCTGTACATAGGGGGGTGAAATGAGGACCTATCGTGCAGGACGTAGAGGAGCCGCGTTCTCCGAGTTTGGTCCCCTGAAGGAGGCCCGTGTCGACTTTGTCGATCGCATCAAGGCCAAGGGACCTTACAAGTGGAAAAAGAAGAACGCACCTTCGACCGAGTGGTCGCGAGAGATGGGTCAGCCATCTCTTATGCGGAACTTCGACAAGGAAGTTCCTACTCTGGGCGAGGACAATGCCTTCTGGTGTAAGGTTGAGTCCGGAGCGATCTTCGTTCTCGATGTGGGTGAAGCCCATCTAGTTATTCCTGATCCCCCATCTGGCATCTCACAGTCAATCGCCAAGGCCCATCGTCTCGTGTTCAAAGAGGCAGAGCTAGCCCAGCTCGAAGACGGCATCGAACGACGCATCGTTACAATGGGCTACACCGTCTGTAAATGGATCAATGGCATCCGAGGAGGTACGGCATCACAGCACTGCCCAGGACCTCCTACACCAACAGGTGGAAATGCTTTCGACTGGGTCGCACAAAAGAAGACCAACAGCGGTTGGGTCGTTGACATCGAACTCACTGACCGCATCGTGCGCAAGCTGGAGAACAATGGCTTCCCCGAGGTTCTATGGAGAGGGGTCTCGAACCACTATCCGAACCACGCACACACGTCTGGTAACCCGAAGCGCGCAGGCACACCAAGCTGCCTGTGAACCTCGAGGATTGGGACGGAGGGTGTTCGTGTCAGGACGACCCTGGATGGTGCTGGGGTTGCGGGCACGATACTTCTCTGTGCCCTCCGTCCTGTCTTCGTGGGTACCACGGTTGGTGCACACCCCAACGAAACAAAAAGTATAGGGACCGGGCGAACTCCTGAGAGGGAAGGAGATGCTTGCTGCCCGGTCCCTATACGTCTTACCCGGTTGCCGCCCCGGGAGGCGTTGGTGGTGGCTCCACCGAGATGAACGTGATGATGAACGAGAACACTGCAGCAACGAGCAGTGCTGGCAGTAGCTTCCCGAACGCTACCAAGTCGGCAAGACTCGAGAACGTCAAGACCAGTCCACCTCCAAGCAGCTTCTCGAGGAACGCCCGGAAAGCCTTCTCAAGCTTCGACGCCGACGGGCGAAGGAGGTATGCAGCTCCTACTGCAGCTCCTGCACCTAGAACGGCTGAGAGCAAGGCAAGTCCGAGGGTTAGAACGTTGTTCCCGATGAGGGTACTATCAAGCCAGTCCAAGCCCTGAACCGCAAGTAGCATAGCGCCGGCAAGGACAAGGAAGGTCCTCGTGAACACGCCGAGTGCTTCTTCCTTTGTCATGGTTTTTCACCTCCTTCCTTTTCCAACCCCTCGATCTTTCGTCGAAGTCGGATCGTTAGCAAGGCATTGACTCTGAACGCATAGGCTCCTGCGAACAGAACCCACACTGCGAACATCGAACTGATCTCCAAGACCGCTGCAATTCCAGCCAGCATCCAGAAGACAGACATGGTAAAGCGGACAGCCTCTTGCTCGAGACCGTTCATTGTGACGAGTCCAATTGCGTGATTGAGCTTCAATCCTCTTTGAACTCTCAACTGGTTGAGACTGTCAATTAGGTTGACAAGACAGAAGAGTGCAGAGACAGCGAACACGTAGGTCCAAGTACCCGCTACCGATATGGTGTTGTAGAGATACAAGAACAAAGCGAACTCAGCTACGCCCGCAATGACCACAACAACTTTCCGGATCACGAACTCTCCTTCTTCGGGAGGTCCAAACCGTATGACTTCGCTGTTGCTTCGATCCTCTTCAGGCGCCTCTCGAGAACCTCCTTGTCGCGCTTGTTCGACACTTTGTCTTCTTGTACTACCTTGTCCGCATTCGACCCCCTACGATGTATCCTTGCAAAGAGCCGATCGATCCACCTCATCGGTCTCTCTCCTCGGTTTCTAGCGCCTTCTTGACAGCTCTATCCAGATCAGCTGTTGTGAGCTGTCGTGTTACCTTCCCGATCTCCTCAGCTGCTCCGACCCCTCGCAGAGCCATCTCGCGGTAGAAGAGCTTGTCTTCAGTTTCCTTCTGGAACTCCCTGTCAGTATGGATCCATCCTCTGATAAAGGCGATGATAACCCAGAGAAGGACAGAGGTAGCTCCGCCGGTGATGATCCAGTTGATTTCTCCACCGGGAGCGATCTGAGAGATCATTCTTGTTCTACCTTCTTCAACTTCAGCTTGTCCTTGGCTTCCATCATCTTGTCCTTCTCTTCCTTTTCCGCCTTTTCCTTCTTGTCCTTTTGTCGTGCCATCTCGCTAGGACTGTCAGGACGATAGCCTGTCTTCTTCTGATGCTCCTTGAAGAGCACCTCCTTGAGCTCAGTCGGATCGACTGCAACGATTCTGTCATACTCGTCTAGCTCGATACCAAGGTCATGTTCGACTACGAGGTCTTCCAGCTGAGACAATCCCTCTTCGGTAGATGGCAGGCCAAAGTACCTGAGAGCCTCCTCCCTAGTCATTACATCCATTGTCTCCTCCTACGTCTTGATGATGAAGTGCATCCGAAGGTGTCCATGCTGCTTGTGCCCACTAGCAGCACCCACTTCATCAATAGTGATGGCGTTACCGGATTGATCAGTTGGCTCAGCTGTCCACGCTGTCCCGTCGAATCTTCCTCCGCCCGTAAGTGTGTCCTGGTAGATAGATGCTCCATCCGAGTGTTCGACAAAGTCGTCCTCGTGAGCCACATGCGCTGTCTGCCCAAATCCGGGAACGTTCGGAGACCCAGGACTCCTACGTGAAGCTTTGGCAACCCCGTGTGAATGCTGACCTCCATTGTTGGTGTTGCCAGTGACGTTGTGTTGGTGATTAGAGCTAGCAGCAGAACCTCCACCAGGTGCTTTGTCTACTGTATTGAAACTGCCCGATGTGCCGAAGCTGATAACGTGGTCATGTGGCGATGCGTTGCCGTCGCTATCTCCCCCGTTGTCGTCAGAATGATCCTTGCGCCTTCTCTTGTGGTGATGCTTGTGCCGATGGTCTTTGTGGTTCCCATGGCCGTCCTGACGATCACCTTCGACTTGGCCTTCATTGTCCCCAAGGTTCTGAGACGTTCCTACACCTCGAGGAGCTCTACGGCGGAAGTCAGGTACCTGGAAGTTCGCACCACTGCCTCCGTACGTGTAACCGATCTCGGCGAACAAGTCTGGATACGATGCAGTAGCTACCGACTGCCCATTAGCGCGAAGCCATCCTACCGGAGTATTCGGGCCGGCGTGCTTCTTCACTGTGCCCGGCGATTCAGGGTCACCCTCGTCACCCTGAGTTCCGTTCAAAAGCTGTCCTGAAGCACTTGGCTGCCACGAGCCCCTGTCGCCCTCCCCGTCCACAGTCCGAAGTCTAACATAATGGTTCACGTCCCAATCGACTCTGGGAACCAAGTACCTGTAGACACCATGACCGGCAGACTTCATATGCTTCTCGGTGATGGTGCTAAAGGTACTGCTCTTGGCGATCTGGATCTCGATCTTCTTGATGTCGTTGTTGACGTCAGTGGCATCTTCAGGTACTTCCCAAACAACGCCACGACGCTTTCTGACGTCAATGTACTTGGTGATAGTCAGCTGCGGAGGGGTATCAGAGGCGATGCTCACACCAGCTGCTGAGGGGAACCAAGCGGTCCAATCTCCCCTTCGGTTCCAACGGTCGACTGACCTCATCTTGACACGGTACTTGTGACGGCGATGAACACGACGGAATGTGAACTTGCCAGTAGTCGGTCCATCATCTTCGTCGTCGTCCACGTCCTCAATGGTTCCCTTGTCAAGCAGACGCCAGGCTCCTGAACCGCCGATCTGCACCTGAGCCTTCCAGACGTAACGAGCCATGTCATCTTCTTTGTCGCCACCCGGGACATCCCAGTTCTGCACGTTGTTGAATTGTGTACGAGCCTCGTACTTGGTCTCACGGGCTCCGTTGTCCTTGAAGAAAGACAAGTCGTTGATGACAGGAGCTGGAGGCTTCGGTAGTCCCTCCTGAACAGGCAAGAGAGGATCTGTCCAAGGACTCCAATCAGACTTCCTGTGGTGCTTGTCTTGAATCCGTGCCCTGCCTTGAACGTACCATTGCCTTGGTTTAGGTAGGTTCTGCCAAGTGACGTGTGGCTCATCGGCATCGGAGTCGAAGACTTCCTTGGCATCGATACGCTTGGTGTGCTTCACCTGCTTGCTAGGAGGATGCTCTGTGTCAAAGTCGAACTCCTGAGGTACACCCGAACCGTTTGTGAACCTTATCTGGAAGACGTACTTGTCGATATCAGCTTGACATGTGTTTGCAGTAAGAGGGTCGCATCTCACGATCGCCTTGAACTCAAGACGAGTCTTGACCTCTCGTACCCTAATGAGTACACGCAGGTTGACAGGAGGAGCTGGCTTCTCATCAGGGTCATACGGCTTCGTGCGATCGAACTTGGATGAGTCCTTGGAGATCTTTCTGAGGTTCTTCTTCAGTCCTGGAGGTTGATACTCCGAGCCTACAGTAGTCATACTCATGGCGCCAACCTTTCGTCAAAGTGAATCGTTGCTACCTCTACTCCTGTCTGGTCGAGGTGTACCTCGTATGCGGAGATACGGAACTCACCACTGATGTTGAAGTAGCCAGCATTGGCTAGAAGGCTCGCCTTGTCGCCTACACTGTAGGTTCCGACTTCAGGAGCAGCACCTACGACCGCAAGGCTGATTTGAGGCTGTCGAGTCGATCTCTTATGCTGGTTCAGGAACCGAGTTGTCTTCTGTGTCATAGTGTTGAAGTGCTTGATGTCACCGAACTCCTCAGCGGTCTGTCGCAGACCGTAGTCCGCGAGCGCAGTGGCATCAGAAACAACGGCAATGCAGGTAGCCTTGCCTTCGCCCCCACCTATACCGTGCACTTCAGAAGCCACTTCACTTGCATCACGCAGTTGCTGGATAGTGTTCATGTTGACATCCAACTCAAGGGTGGTGCCTAGGAGGACTCCGCGTCGAGGATGGTACATATGGAACACCTTGTTGGGAGCGATGTCGAAGTCAAAGCCGTTGTTCATCTCGGCCAGCTCTCGAATGACCTCACCGATAACGCGACGCTCCCAGAACCTGTACTTGATTGTACGGTCAACACCTGAGTCTGGTTCCGGTCCGCGTGTGAAGCCGAGATTACCATCTGTCTTGTTCTGCGTGAAGTCGATTAGCTCCCAGGCGATATCAAATTGATCCTCGTCGGTGAAGAGCTTGTCATTGTCGATAAGGCGGTGGTCTAGCATACTAGCCCAGCCACTACATGATAGACGGACTGTCATGTCACTGGTAGATCCTTCTGCTGACCAGAGATAGCCTGCCCATACTAGCTCGCCGTCACGTCTGATGTAGACTTCTCTTTCCCCCTCGGTAAAGTTAGCAACTGTAGCTTCAGGCTTCCAGGCATCAATGACCATCTCAGCCCAGTTCGGCCCGTCAATTGTGAATCCGTATTGGAGATCGTCAAACGGTACGCTTGCTATGATAGTCGCTCCACCGTTTACCGTCAGTTGTGTGAGCTCCACTTCGTAGAAGGGAACACCCGGAGGTAGTCCAGGGAACGTCTTTTGTGGAGTGATAGAGAAGGCAAAGTTCGTCTCCTCAGCCAAGCCAATAAGCTTGACCTTCTTGCCGAGGATGCTGAAGGCTGTGTTCGTTTCAGTTGCGATACCGATTGTCTTCGTTCGCATCGGGACGATTGGGAACGCAGTGTCAAATTCGGTTACAAGGTCAAGACCTTGAAGTGGTTGTGCAATGTTCGTTTCTTCTGCAATGCCAAGTACGACGGTCTTGACTTCATTGATTGAGAATGCGGTGTTGGTCTCTGTAGCTATCCCGATCTCGACAACGGTTACTGGAGGAAGTCGAGGATGGTAGAAGTACGCTTGCTTGCGTTTGGCTCTACCCTTACGTGCCACCTACCACCTCGATGCTCGATGGAGAGCCTTTGACTTTATGATGCGAGGAGTTGGAGGTGTGACTTCATAGAAGGACATATAGGTAGCGCCGAAGAAGGCTGGGCCTTCCAACGACCTATTGATAATGTCGCCAGTTGTGCCTAGTGTGTTGAATATCTGGTATCCTACAGACAACGTGAGATCACCACCTGCAGTATTACGCCATTGAGTCTCTGAACTTGGGTTCAGCCAGCCTGCAGTTTGCAAAGACATGTTGTGCTGAACGTCTCGGTGCCATTCAATAAGGGAGACAGTATTGTACCTTGTGATTGTCTGAGCCGGAAAGACAAGATCGTACGGAGACGTCTCATCAATCGGGAAGGAGTAGGTTTGATCCTGGAACCCCCAACCAAGTGCATAAGATCCCGGCCGATAGACGAACATTGCACCCGTAATTGCGTCTGCTCCTTGTTTTGGACCGATGATAGGGTTGACTGATGATGGAAGATAGAAGTC